GTTTAACTCATTTTGGAGTTCCTATTAAAGCTTTATTAAGAAAAAAAGAACATACAGAAGGAGAAATGAATCTAATACGTAAATATCGTAAATATTCTCCAGTATTAGAAACAGATTGTATTATGAATATGCTTTGTAAAGAAATAGAGAACATAGAATTTGATATAAAATATAGACCAAATTATGTAAGTTTATTACCAGAGTTTGCTGATAGAGAAAATATTGATAAGGATAAAATAAATAAATTAATAGAAATCTATAAACATTATAAGGCTCAAAAGAAGTATAAAGGTATAGAGACACTTGTTACAAATGAGGGTATTCAAGATGATGATATGAATGAAATTCTTAGAAATGTCTTATATGCTAATAGAGACGAATATAAAGATGAAATGCAAGAACTATTCACTTCATCAAGAGAACTATTTAATCATTTAATAGTGATGTGTGAAAATAATGGTTGGTCTTATGATTGTGTGTGGGATATTATTGGTGATGATATTATAGATATTATTCCTTATGGAAAAACTCAAGTGGTAGTAGAGGATAAAGAGGGATTTGAATATCTTGGACATTATTATAAATTAGAGGGGGTCAAGAGATGTTAGTATTTGATGAAAAGAAATATGCAGAGGAAATTATTAACAGCAAAAAATATAACACAATAAAAACTCAAGGTAGAGAACGTTGTATTTTAGTTAGATACTTAACATCTCAAGGTTACACTCCTGATTATATAAAATCTATATTATTAGAAATACCAATGTCTGGTGGTGAGTACTTAACAGATAAGGATAAAGATGTTATTTTTTCTAAAATTATAAATAAAGCTAATGAATATGCCTTTATATCTAATATTAGCGTAAAAATTTATCAAGAAGAAATGGATGTTATTCAATCTGTTGAAGAAGATTATGCTAGATATTTGCTATTTGTGTATTTAGTATATTATAAATGGGCTTGTCAAGTAGGTCATTTACAGTTTTTTAGTAAAAAAAATAATATTATGATGGTTATAGAAAACAATAGTGATATTTGGAAAACTGCTAAATTATCTAAGCTAAGAGTTACTGATAGATATAGATTATGCAATCTGTTATTTAACAAAGGTTTATATAAGATAGATAATTTTAAATCGCATAATTATATATATATGCCATTTGTCAAAGATAGTGGAGATGTTGTAATTGAAATTAATAATTATGACAATATAATTGGTGAATTAATGTTGTTTGAAAAGCCAAACGAATATAAAAGATGTGCTGTTTGTGGTGTTGTTATTAAGAGAACACGCTCCCCTAAAAAGTATTGTACAAGTTGTGCATATAAAGAAAATTTAAGAAAAACAAAGGAAAATAAGAAAGGTTTGAAAACCCAAACCTCTTAAACCCTTATAAATACTGGGCAAACAAATGTTCTATTCAAAAATATTATTAATGAAAGAGAAAATGAAAATTGTAGTAAAAAAGGAGAGATTATATGGACGCATTTAAAAGAATTGAAAATGAAGATGAGAATGCATACATATGGCGAGTTTGTGATAATAAAGAATTAATCGGTACTTGGCAGGATGTATGTAACCTTTTAAATGAAGAGTTAAACCATGACTATAATGAGTCTTGGTATCGTAAAATGTATCAAAGTTTTATGATGATGTTTGACTCTATTAAAGATAAATATTTTAATGATGAACAAATAAATAGAATAGAACAAAAAAAACAAGAATTTATTAAAGAACGTTATAGATTGTTAGATGAAAGAAGTGCTTATAATCGTATGCTTCGTAATGATGCTAGATTAGAAAGTAGGTTAGATAGTCTTGAGGATGCTATAAAAGATTTTGGTGTAGTGAATTATCCATGTAGTACTAATATTAATATTAAGTCAGATAATGATTTACTTGTAATTCTAAGTGATTTACATATTGGTCAAACATTTAATAGCTTTAATGGTTCTTATAATACTACTATAGCTAAAGAACGTTTGGATAAATATTTTGGAGAAATTTTAAGAATACAAGAGTTAAATGGTTCAGAAAATTGTTATGTTTCTCTTCAAGGAGATTTAATTAGCAACTCTATACATAAATCTATAGCTATTACTAATCAGGAAAACGTTATTCAACAAATAAAGAAGGTAAGCGAGATGTTAACTGGTTTTGTTTATAGTTTAAGCAAACACTTTAATAAGGTAGTAGTAACAAGTGTAAGTGGTAATCACTCTCGTATGGATAGAAAAGAAGATGCTTTAAAAGATGAACGTCTTGATGACTTAGTGGTTTGGTATATGAATGCTGCACTAAATGGAAATAAAAATATTGAAATAATTATGAACAATCCAGATACTACTTTCGCAGAAATGACAATACGTGGTAAAAAGTATATTAATGTTCATGGTGATTATGATAGTTTTTCTAAATCAGGTGTTGCTAGTTTGTCGATGATGTTAGGATACTTCCCATATGCAATTACTTTTGGACATTTACATACTTGTGCTATGTTAGATGAAAGTGGTGTTAAAATTATTAGAGGTGGTAGTTTAGCTGGAAGTGGTGATGACTACACTATTGAAAAGAGGTTAACAGGTAAAGCATCTCAAATGGTATGTGTTTGTGATGATAAAGGAGTTAAATCTTATAATGTAATTGAACTAAGTTAATACTTAGTTTTTTTAATATATGAAAGAAAGGTGATACATAGTGGCGACTAAATATAAGAAGCTCATAAAGAAAACAGATGGTGGTAAAGTCATCTGTCAAAATAAAGACTGTGATAAGATGGGTAGACATTTAAGTAAAGATGATTTTTATAAATCACGTAACACTATGATGGAACATCATCCTTATTGCAAAGATTGTGTAAATAAAATGATAGATATTAATAACTTAGAAACTGTGTATAGTGTTTTAAAAGTTTTAGATACACCATTTATAATGGATGTTTGGAATAAAGTTTGTAACTCTAGTGCTTCTAATTATATTGGTGATTATTTAAAAATAATAAATTTTACACAACGAACTAAATATAAAAACTTAGGCTTTAAAGATAGTATATTTGAATTATCAGAAGACCAAGAAGTTAATGAAGATGTACAGATAGCATTAGATGACATTCCAACTTGGGATGAAACTTGGCAAGGTAAGTATACAAAAAAAGAATTAAAATATCTAAATCAATATTATAATGACTTAAATAATGACTTTAAGATTATTACTAGAAACCATAGAGATTATGCTAGGAAAATAGCACAGGCCTCTTTAGCCATGACTGATGCATACAATAAAATGCGGGAAAATCCTGGAGATAAAGATGCAGTAGGTAACTATAAGACAGCTTCTGCTAATTTTGACGTGTTATCAAAATCAGCACAATTTGCTGAAAGTCAACGTGGTGCTAATGATGTATCACTTGGTTGTTTTGGTCGTGTATTTGATGCTGTTGAAAAACATAATTGGATTCCTGACTATATACCAACTGATGAAGATATGTATGATAAATTACTAAAACAATTTTCTAATATTGAGAGGAGTTTAGAATGACATCATATAAAAATTTTAGTCAAAAAAAATGGGCTCAATTGAATTGGTTAACAAATAATACTGATAGTTCTTTAAGTTATGACCCAATTAATCAAGAAAATATTGATTATGATGAATGGGTTAAATTCTTGTCTTATTATAGATATTATATAGACAAGTTTGCAGTTGATATATTAGGAATTAATTTATTCCCATTTCAACGTTTAATTATGAGAGCTATGGCTCGTTATCCTAATGTAATGTTGATTTGCTGTAGAGGTCTCGGTAAACGACCTTAAATAATCCAAAATTATTTAAAAATGCCGAAATAAAATAGAAATATTTTATATGTAAAATGCGGGATTAAGCGGGAAAGTCCTCCAAAAAATATAGGATAACCCGAACCGAAGGCTATACTGAGTATAGTCAGGGGCAACGCATAGAGGTTGAAAAGATATAATACCTCCAAGAGACCGCATCTCTTAACAAGTAAAGTTGAAGATGAAAATATATGCTGGACTGCAGTAAATGGTAAATCTGTAGAAATTAAGATAAAAAGCTTAATGATAACAAAACGAAATCATGGCTTTGTGCCGTGTTTATGCTATGTATGGCTATTCTTTATCCTGGTATGGCAATAGGTATTGTATCAGGTAATGGTAATCAAGCAAGAATGGTAATTAAGCAAAAGATAGAAGGGGAATTATTAAAAAATGAAAATATCAAACGTGAAATTTTAAATATAAAAACAAGTGCCGATGATTGTATAGTAACCTTAAAAAATGGTAGTTCAATTAGGGCAATTACTTTGGGTATGAATCAAAAAGGTGATAGTGCGAGAGGTAAACATAAAATTGCTTCTCTATACAGAAATGTATATAAAAATAAAAGAGGGAGAATTGCTGGAAAAGCGTGAAGAACATCTAACTACAGCATAACACCTGTAAAATGGTGTAGGTGCGAATGTTTAAAAATAGATGTTTATATGCCAATCAGCAGCCGAGCTTGAAAAAGAAGGTCTATCGACTAGAGTTAATCTCGTAGCATCAAGCGATGCGAAGCACCCTCCTCTAAACAGGTAATGCTGTAGATGAAGATATAGTCAGTGCTTACATGAAAGTGTAAGAAAATTAATTCATTTTGAATATATAAATAAATGAATTAATCTTTATTAATGTTGCGAATTAATAAAGTAACATAACAGTGGCGTTTTCAATTAGTTTTAGTAGATGAAGCTAGACTTGTTAGGGATAATACTCTAACAGAAGTTATTAGGCCAATGATTAAAACCCCAAGACAAAATGCTATAGATTTACATGATAAATATCCAGAAAATCCAATTGAAAAAGGTAGAATGGTTTATATTTCATCTGCTTGGTTAAAGACATGTGATTTATATCAAAGATTTTTAAATTTCTATCACTCTATGAGAAGTGGAGATAGTCACTACTTTGTTGCTAGTTTGGATTATAACGTAGGTATTGATGCTGGATTATTTTCATTGGAAGAAATTGAAATAGAAAAAGAAAGTCCAGACATGTCTTTAGATAAATTTGCTTATGAATATGAGGGGATTTTTATTGGAAGTTCCAACGACAGTTATTATCCATATTCATTAACAAATAAGTGTAGAGTTCTAGATAGATGTGAATTATCTCAACCAAAAAAATCTCAGTATGATTATGTAATTACACATGACGTAGCAGTGTCTACAAAGGCTGGTTCTGATAATTCTTGTACCCATGTTATTAAATTAATACCAAAAAGTAATGGTACTTTTTATAAGAGTGTTGTATTTACTAAAACATTAAATGGTGCAAGTTTAAAAGAACAAAGAGATTTGTTGAGGGATTTATTACATATTAAATTTCCAAATACAGAAAAATTAGTTATAGACGTTCGTAGTGCAGGTCAGGGTTTATTATCTTTATTAGAGGAACCTTGGAACTATCGTAATGAAAGAGGGGAAATAGAAGAATATCCACCTTTAATTCAAGATAACGATGAGGAAACAATGCATACTTTACCAAATGCTGAACCTATTATTAGGGGTGTACAAGCAACAGCAGATTTTAATGCAACATATTATCCATATATGAAAAGTTGTTTTGAAGACCAAAGTTTACAACTGTTAGTTGATAGTAATGAAACTGATGAGGCTTATAAGGCTGGTAAGTATACACCAGAAGAACAAGTAATGCATGTAGAACATGATAATTTGGTACAAGAATTAAGTAATATTAAAAGAGGATTTGGTCAAAGTGGTCAAATTTTATATGATAGAATTGTTAAATCTGCAAAACGTGACCGTGCAACGTCATTAATGTATGGTCTATCGGTTGTATTTGAGTATGAAAAGCAGGGTAAAGCTGATATAAGTAAAACAGATATTGATACTTTAAAATATTTATCTGAATATATATATTAAAAGAAAGGTAGGTGCACTATGAGTGAAAAAAAACAAACACAACAAATGCTTACTGAAGATGAAGTTGTTGAAACTTTAGAAGCAGTTAAAGAAGCATTTAATGTACTAGATTTTGCTAAGGGATATAATACTGGTGCTTTTAGTCCAATGGCTCAAAATACTTTAATGAAAAATCTTAATATATCATCAATTGTTCCAGATAGAAGTGATATTGAAGATGCATTAAAAAATCCAACAAATAGTGAAGAAAAATTAGTATCATATAGTCAATCATATTATTTTAGCAGTCTAATGTATAAGCGTAACGTAGAATATATTGCAAATCTACCTGCTTTTGATTTAGAAATGACTTGTATTAATGCTAACCCAGAAGATTATAAAACTAATAAATATAAAAGTGATTATAAAATTATTGCTGAGTTTTTTGATAAATTTGATTATAGAGCTCAATTCAAAGAGATACTATGGAATTTATTGATGGAAGAAACTTATTATGGTATTTTTAGACAATTTGATACAAAAAGTATCATTCAACAATGGCCTTGGAAATATGCTCAAATTACAGGTAAATTTGAATATGGTCTATTATATGATATAGACATGAATTATTTTTTACAAGGTGTGGTTGATTTAGATTGTTATCCAGCTTGGTTAAAAAAGAAATATCGTGAAGTATTCAGTGGAGATGTAAATAATTATAAACCTAGTAATAAATTAAATAAGAGAACTGGTAAGTTTGGTAATTGGATTCAAACAACTCCAGAAGAAGGTTTTTGGTGTTTTAAATTTAATCCAAAACACTCATTACAAGTTCCATTTTTTAGTGCAATGTTGCCAGAAATGGCTATTGTGCCAGTAATGAGACGCTTACAAGTAGACCAAAGTATGGCTGCTGCTCGTAAGCTTTTGGTAAGTTCTGTACCTTATTTAAAAGAAAAGAAGTCTTCAAGTGTAGCAAATCAATTAGCTATTGATGCTGATGTGTTAGGAAAATTTATTGGTCTAGCAACACAAGGTATTGAAAATGCTGTTAAAGTTTTAGCATTACCTACTGAAGATATTAAAGGTGTAGAATTTGAAAATACAGATAAAGACACTTATAAAAATTTTATGGCTATTACAAGTTCTTTATTGAGTGGTGGAAAAGTAATTTTTTCTACCGATGAAAATCAAAATGCCATAGAAACACAATTATCATTAAATTTAGATGAACTACTTGCTGAATCTGTTTATCCACAATTTGAAGAATTTTTAAATTATTTTGCAAATAAGCAAACTAAAAAATTTAAGTGGAAATTTAAATTTGTTGGTGCAAATGACCAATTTGATAGAGCAAGACGTCAAGATGAAGCATTTAAATATGCTGATAAAGGTATAGTGTTGCCTAATAAGATAGCATCTTCTTTAGGTTTAAATAAAATTGAACTTGAAAGAGAATTAGAAGAGGCAAATGCTACAGGATTTACTGATAAATTAATGATTATGGTTAATATTAACACAATGTCTAATAAAGATAACGCTAGTGGCAGACCACAAAAGAGTGATGCTGAACTAACTGATAGTGGTGCTAAAACTAGGTCTAATGCTTCAAATATTGAAAAGGGTGGAAGAATTTAAGGAGGAGAAAAGATGAGTGAAGGATTAATTTCAGCAGAAGTGAAAACATCTTTAGAAAAGATTATTTCACATTGCTTTTATTGTAATCGTCTAGTAGATAGAATGTGTAGTATTTTATCTGTAACTTTCGTAATGCCTAAAACATCTAATCTTATTCATCATAATTTAGCACATTATTATCCAGTATTAGCAGATAAGATATCTGATTATATGGATAGTAGGGACTGCACTGTTATTTATGATGAAACTCCCAGAGGAGACCAAGATTATGATACAGTATTAGATTGTTTTAATAAAATGCTAGAAATAAACTTAAATTTTGAATCTTATATTAAGGATGCAATTAAGTTAGCACAAGATACTAATGATTACACAACAAAAGTTTATTTAGAAAAATATTTAGAAAAAATTATACCTATTACAAAAGACATACTTACTTTAGTTGGCAAGGCAGAAATGTACGGAGACAGTAATAATGGAATGATGAAATTTGATGATAATATTACTGACTTTGGCATTTTTGGTGAAGAGTAATATGTTTATTAGAAATATAGAAAACACAAGTAAAAGTTTTTATGAGTGTGGAAATGTAGTAGGTAAATTTTTGATTAAAAGCGGAGTGCCAGTTCTGGCAAGGACTGATAAGGGAATGGTTTTTGCGAAAACTAAAAAACTTCAAAAGGTCATTAATGATATGCCTTTATACTTACGCTTTCTTATGAAGGTAGGTGTTATTAATGGATAAAAGATTATCTTTTGGAATTGAAGGTTTTGATGTAATCGATGACTGTTCTGATAATCAATTAGCTATCGTAGAAATTTACGTTTGCCACGACGGTAATAATTTACATGATATGCCTATTGATTTATCTGTTATCAAAAGAGCAAAAAGAACTCTAAAAAATAAATTCTTAGTTGCTGGTTTTGATGGTAAGGACTTTGAGGGTCATGAACCCGATGAGCAAATTGTCGGATTTTTTCCAGAGAGTTCAGAAATGAAATTTGTGGAAAAAGATGGCAGAGTTTATCTTGTTGCTCAAGCAATAATGTCGAAAGTTTATGCAAAATGGGCTTATGATGTTTTTGTTGAGGATAAAGATAATAATAAGGCTGTTTCTATGGAGATTACAGTTTTAAGCACAGAAATTTGTGATGATGGTTTAGAATATATTACAGATTTTGTATTTAATGGTGTAACTTTATTAGGAGAAAGCCATATGCCCGCCTGTGAAGGTGCTAATGCATCTATAATCAAGTTCAGTAAGGAAAATGCATTGCAAATTTATAGCAAGCGAATGAAAAATTCTGAAAAAATTAAGAAGAATTTTATGAAGGATATGGAGCTTGCAGAAGGTTCAAGAAAGGAGGAGAGTGAGAAGATGGACAAAAATAAAAAAGTAGTTGAAGCAGTTGAAGAAGTAATCAAAACTCCTATAGCTGAAGAAAAAGTTATGGAAAAAGATGATGCTAACAAAGAAAAAGAAACTTCTAATGAAGAAACTTATATGGAAGATGAAACAAAAACTGAAGATGAAAAATCTGAAGTAGATAAAGAATCTGAAAATAAGAAAGAAAAATCATCCGAAGAAGAATCTGATAAAGAAGATGAAAAATCTGAAGATAAAGATGAAGATGAAAAAGAAATAGAAGAAAATAATGAATCAAATAAAGATTTCGAATCACTAACTGTTGAACAAAAATACGAAGTGTTCCGCTCTGCTGTTAAAGAGTCTCTTAATGGATGTGGATATTTGGAAACTTATGATGAAGAATATTTATATATCTATGAATATTGTGAAGGAAATACTTTTAGATACTCTTATACTTTAGACGGTATGAATTGTATAATTGATATTGACTCAAGAACAAGAGTAATGTGTGGTGGATATATAGAATTTGAAGTATTTGAACAAGAAAATAATAAAATAGAAGTTTTAGTAGAGGCTCTAGAAAAAGAAAACCACGAGCTAAAGGAAGAACTTGCTGCATATAAAACAAAAGAAAAAGATGAAGCTGTTGAAAAAGTTTTATCTGAGGTAATTGATGTATTACCTGCTGAACGTATTGCAGAACTTCGTGAAGAAGCTGTTAATTATTCATTAGATAATTTATCAGTATTTAAAAATGAAGTTAAAGCAATTGCTTTTGAAGTTGTTGCAAACCAAGTAAAAGGTAAAAAATATAGTTTTGAAAGAATGCCAATTAACGAAGGTATGGAACAAAAAACATCTAAATATGGATGGTAATAAAAGTTAATTAAAATTAAAGAGGAGGAAAAATATAATGGCAAAATCAATTTTAATTCCAAGCTTAATCGCTGCTAAGAATATCGATGCTTTAAATAGAAGTTTCGTATCTACAGAAGATTTAGATAATGGAAATGTATTTGGAAAAGGAGAACTTTCTACTAACACTGGAGAAGGTCAAGTATACAAAACAGTTAAACCTGCTACAGGTGCTTTAAAAGGTTTATGGATGGCTTTTAGTCCAGAAGATACTGTATTAGTTGATGATTTAGGAAATCAATTTAAGGTTGGAAATTTAGACCCAAGAGCATTTACTAATGTAAAAGGAAATGTATTTAGTGGATTCAAACCAGCAGTAGGAGATTTAGTTTTAATTTCTGCTAATGGAATTACAGGAGCAGCTAAAGCATATGCTGTTGCTAAAAATGGTCAATCAACATTAGATTTCGCTGATAATGCTATTGATGGTTTAAGTTTTAAAGTTGTTGAAACTACTTATATCTCAGTTGCTAGTGCAAACAATATTGGTTCTCAAAGAGTTACTGCTTACTTATTAGAATGTGTAGCTAACTAATTGAAATATTAATAATAAATAAAAAACAAACATTTATAAATTAAAGAGGAGGAAAAAATATAATGGCAAAATTACCAAATAGTGTGTTAGCTTTCACAGCAGATAGTGCTGAAAGAAAAGAAGGTTACACTAACTTTGTAGAATACTACAATTTATATAAAGAAGGAAAAACTCAAAATGCCAATGGTGTAAGTTTTTCTGAAATGAACGATAAAATGTTAACATTCTTTTCTGATGAAGTAGAAAGATTATCAGGAAAAAAACAATCAGATGTTAACGACTTAGCACAATATTGCAATTTTAGTGATGTTAAAGAAGCTGCTTTTGCAGTTGTAGGTATGTTAACTGACTTAATTATTCCAAATGCTTTAATCAAGGATTTAGGAATGATTGCTGAAATCAAAAATGGTGCTTGGGGAGATTCATTAAAAGTTGAATTACAACCAAGAGACTTATTTGTTGTTTCTAAAGGTGGAAGAAATCGTAGAACTTATGACATAACTCGTCAATTTAAAGGGGAAAAAACTATTGTTCCTGAAAGTAGAGGAGTTAGTGTTGGAGTATCTTTATATGATGTATTAAAAGGAACTTACTCATTAGCTGAATTTGTTGCTAAAGCAGTATTATCTATTGAAACTCAAATGAAATATGATATTTATGATGCTTTTGCAGCTGCTATGAAAGCACTTCCTAATACAGTAGGAGCTGGTCAATTAAGAATTTCAGGTTTCACTCAAGATACAGCTATTGCTTTAGCTCAAAAAGTTCAAGCTTGGAATGGTGGAGCTAAACCAATATTCTTAGGAACTAAATTAGCACTAAGTAAAATTTTACCTGCTTCAACTAACACTAATATCTTATTAGGAGATGAATATGTTAAAGTTGGATACATGAGAGATTTCATGGGTATTTCAACTGTTGAATTAGAACAAGTTGCTGATTATACTTCAGAATTTGCAGTTAAATTAGATGATAAGAAAATTTATGTAATCTGTCCAGATACTGATAAAATGGTTAAAGTATTTGTTGAAGGTTCTACATTATCTAATGTTGATGGTAACTATGCAAATGCTAACTTACAACAAACAGCTACACTATACAAATCTTATGGTGTAGGTGCAGTTAGTTCAGCATTAGCTGGTGTTATTGAATTAGCTTAATTGTAACTATAAGATATAAAGAGGAGAGGCTTCACAGAGGCCTCTCCCATTTTTTAATTTAGAAAAAAAGGAGAAATGGATATGGCAAACACTGCTACAAAATCAAATGATGCAAAAAAAATAAAAGAAATGGAAAAGACAATCAAAGATTTAACAAATATGGTTAATTTATTAACTCAGTCAAGATTGGCAGATGTTAATAATGTTAATAACAATTTAGAAAGAGATGTAACATTTATTTCGTTATGTAATCATATATTAAATTTATCAACAGAGCCAAATGGTGGTGGAATAGTTTACACATTTGAAAGATTTGGAGAAGAGCAATCTATTCCATATTCTGATGCTAAAAGAATTATTAAAAACAATAAAAGTTTTATTCAAGGTGGAAAATGTTACATTACTGATGAAGAATTAATTAAAACTGAACACTTAATTAATGATTATAAAAAAATATTTAGTAAAGATAGTTTATTAGAAATGTTGTCAGTAGAACGTACAGTATTTCCAACCCTATTTGATGCTATGACAGATACTCAAAAAGATATTCTTAGAGATGTTGTTGTTGAAAAATTGTCTAAAGATAAAAACAGTGTTGATATGAACATTGTTCAATATATTAATGAGTCTTTAGGAATTGATATTTTAGAAAGTATTAATTTTAGTAAGGAATTATTAAATAACGAAAATTAAAGGAGGCTGGAATTATATGACATCCTATGATGACATATTGGATTTGGCGTTAGTGTCTATTGAAGATTATAGGCTTGATAAAGTTGCTATAGAGTCACCAGCTGAATTTAAGTTGATTTTAGAGGGATTTATGATTAGAGGATTGTCTAATTTTGATAATTGCGTAAAGGATTTGTCTGATAGGAATGAAGTTGAACATAAATTTAATGTACAATTAGATGAACTTGAAAAGTCTATTATTGCTGATTGGACTGCTATTATGTGGTTAGATAAGGAAATAAATGACACACGCCAAATCACTGCGATGCTTCAAAATAGAAATGAGGCACATAGATACTCTGAGGCTAACAACTTAAAGGCAAAGGCCGACCGTCGTGTTCAAATGACTGAAGATGTAAAACATAAACAAACTATGTATAGTTTAAAACATGTTGATTGGAAGGGGTGGGCTAATGGCAATTATGAATTATGATGATTTTCAATTAGATGACAATGCTACAATTCAATCATTAAAAATTTTAATCAATCAATGTTGGAAAACTTTACCAATTTTTGAGGGAAAAAATAAAGAGAATGTGGTTGTATATTCTCGTGAGGAAGCATATGAAAATTACCAAAAACATTTATGTTTTTTAATAACCAAAGTTTCTGGAGCTAGTAAAATTTGGCAAGATAACCAATATTATGTTGAACTTGTATATATATTAGTGGGTATGCAAGATTTTAAAGAAGATGAACATAATAGAGTAAAATATATTGTTCATCACTGTACAAAATTAATTAATAATATGATAGAGGTTATTTTAAATAATGGCTCTTAAATATTATGATGCCACTAAAAAAATCAAACAGCCAAATCCTAAAGCATCTTATTATGCAGATTATGCTGCAATAATGGACTTTGGTTTTGAAAATGCTCCAAACGTAATCTATGATGAAATTGAATATGAAAAAACATATGGAAAAGAAGATTTTGAACTATTAAGTAGAGTACGTGTAGATACTATATTAAATTATAATACTGGTATTATCTTAGGTGATGATTACAAAATGTTTGTTTTCCCACCAGAGTTTAAAATTACACCATATTATGGTATGAAATTCAAGTGGAAAGATAACTATTGGTTAGTGATTAATACTAACTCTTATGGAACTTTATCAAATTCAGCTGAAGTTAGACGTTGTAATAATGTTCTTAGATATTTTAGCAAAGATGGTAAACGTATCTACGAGCCTTGTATAGTTGATTATACATTAAGATTTACGAAGAATGAAGAAAATAAAGAAATTGTTATTAGTAATAATGAACAAAAAGTTTGGTGTCAAAGAAATGATAAAACTAAACAAATTAAACCAAACTATAGATTTTTATTTGGTACACCTGAACAAAGGGTTGCTTTTAGACTTTATGGTAGTGGTACTAAAAATTATTTAAATAACATTACAATGGATGACAATTCTCCTACTATTTCGGAATTTTATTTAGACCATTATGAAGTTAATGAATTATTTGATGATTTTGAAAATGGATTTGCTGATGCATATTTAAATGAGGTAAAAATTGTTATTAATAATTTATCATCATCATTAAGTGTTGGTGAAAGTGATATATTAGAAGCATCTGTATATAAGGGTCAAACATTAATACCTAATGCAGAAATTATATGGAGTGTATCAGATGATAATATTTTAGAAATTATAGATAACAAATTGACAGCTAAAACTATAGGACAAGCTGAAGTAATTGCTACACTAAAAAATACTGAAATTACTACAAAAGCTAGTATTAATGTGGTAAATACACCAGTAGTTGATGAATTTGAATTAATTGTTGAACCTAATGTTGGTTATGTTTTACAAAACAAATCACAACGTTTTAATGTTAATCTATATAAAAATGGTGTTAAACAAAATGATATAATTTCATTTCAAGATATTTCAGTTGGTATTCCAATTGGTAAGTATAAAATTGAAGCAAATCAAGATAATTCTTTTGTTTTGTATAATAAAGGAATGTATATGGCAAAACCCGTTATTATTAGATGTGTCAGCGATAAGCAAACTATGGATTTAAAAATTATGTTGAGGGGGTTATATTAATGAATACTAATGAAGAATACGCAACATATAAAAATATGCCTAATATATCATATAAGATTATTGAGCATTTAATGACAAATCCTAAAGCTGAATTACTTTGGAAATTATTAAAGTATGATACAATAGATGCTTACAACAAACCAGACTTAACTATAGAAGATAAGGCAAAATTAATTTGTATAGGTAATGAGTCATTGAAAAATGATTTTAGAATCTTTTTTGATTATATGTCTAATGATGCTGTTACAGACATGAAGACTATATTAAGAATATATCCAGCTGAGATATACCCTATTAATAGAGTTACTGGTGTATGTACAGTTAATCTTGAGATATTTACTCATTCAAAGATTAATCATTTGGATAATTATACAACAAGAGTTGACACAATAGTACAAATTCTTCTTGAAGTACTTAATGGTTCAGATATTGGTGGTATAGGAGTATTATTTTTCGATAATCAGGCAAGTCGTTATGATAAAGTTCAGACAATAGGGCAAAAACCTTACAAAGGTAAGTTGTTGAAAATGTCTGTCAATATGGGTTAATTATGCAAGAACATCTTAAAGAGTTGTATTTTGATGAACCAATACCATATAAAGAATTAAATATATATCCAGTTATAATGAAAGATTATTTAGACTTTCATTTTGCTGTGAGCTGTTTATTGATAGATAAGAATAGTATTCCTGATGCTAATATTATTAGTATGTCATACTTACGTTTTTTATATTATCAGGCTTTTGAAAATAATGAGCCCTATGTATATATGATAAAATTATTATTATGTATAGTCTTACACATGAAATTTGATGAAGAAATTAAATTTTATGTAAATTCAGATGATAAGGCATTTTTCAAGATAAATGATATAGAATATAATGCAGATGATTTTGATAATATTGTAAAAATTATTTTTGAACAAAATTGTATTACTGCAATTGATGAAACTATTCAAAAAGAAATACGTGATGCTTTAGAAAAGGCTGAACAATATAAAATGCAAAACAATAAGCAAAAAATATGTTCATTAGAAGAACAAATGATTTGTGTTCTTATTTCTACGTCTTTTAAAATGGAAGATATATATGAATTGACAATTAGAAAATTTGAGAAAATTTTACAACGTGTTGATGCTAAATTACACTACCAAATTTATCTTAGTGCTTCTATGTCTGGATTTGTAACATTTAAAGATGATAGTGCAATTCAACATTGGATGAACGACTTAACAAAAGATGATAAATATTCTGATGTTAAAGTTGATATGGAAGAAATACATCATAAAGTTGAAAGTATAAATAAATAAGCATCTTAACTATTGAGATGTAAAATAAAAATAGTTTTATTATAAGTTAATTATAAAAATAAGAGGAGGAAAATAATTATGAAAAAGTTTTTAGTTAGTACAGCTGATGTATATGGTTATGACTCAAAAGATAACTTATTATTTGTTGGTAAAACTTTATTAGATAGCTCTATTGAAACTTCATTATCAAATACTGATGTTAGAGCAGGTAAAGGTAATCAATTACAATACATTTTCTATCATACAGCTGAAATGAATATTACTATTAATGAAGCACAATTTTCATTAGAGTTCTTAGCTTTAAATGCTGGTTCTTCAATTGAAACAGGTGCAAATATCTGGTCAGAAGAAACAGTTACATTAGCAAATGGTGTTGGTTCAGTTACAAAGGGTACTCCTTTAGCTATTCAATCTCAAACTATTTATGGTTGGGTTACTAAAGAAGATGGTACTGTTGAAAGAGTAGTATTTAGTGGTTCAAGCTTTACAATTACAGATACAAGTTACAATGGAAATGTTTGTGTAAGATATTATACAAATGATTCAGCTGCTCGTAAAGTAACAGTTTATGCAGATATGTTACCATCTACAATTAGATTAGTAATGGTTGGTACATTAGCAAGTTCTGATGCAACAACTAACCAAATTGGTACAGTTCAAATCGAAGTTCCACGTGCTTCAATGACTGGTGCATTTACATTAAGTATGACTCCAGATTCAGTAGCACAAACTCCATTATCAGTAAGAGCTTTAGCTGCTAACGAAAGTATTGGTGGATGTGATGGAAATAGACCAATTTATGCTACAATTACTGAAAAAATTAATGGTGCTCACTGGTATGATAATGTTATTGCTTTAGCAATCAAAGGTGGAGATTTTGATTTAGCTGCTAATGCAACAAAAGCATTACAAGTTTATGCTATCAAAAACGATGGTTCAGCTGCTTTCTTAGCTCCAATTGGAGAATTATCATTTGAAAGTTCAGACACTGCAAAAGCAACTGTAGCTGGGGGTATTGTAACAGGTAAAGCTACTGGTACATCTACAATTAAAGCTACAATTACAGCAATTCCTGCAATTGACGCTAATGTTGTTGTTGCAGTTCATTAGTTATGAAGTGCAAATATAGTCAGTATGTTATAAAAAGTGTTTTTGAGCAGTATTTAAACTGCTCTTTAACATGTGATAATTGTTTAAAGCAAAAATTTTGTCATAAACAAAATAAGGCTATAAATACAGATGACTGGGAACAATGTCCTAGGTTAGTAAGAGAGGAGAACAAAAATGTTACTATTTCAAAAAAAACAAAATAAAAATACAAAGGTTGAAGCTGATATAACAGTTGCTGAGCCAACAAAAATAGAATCTACAGAGCCAGTTGTTAAATCAACAGAAGAAAAATCTGAAGAACCAATTGTTGAAGAAGCAAAAACAAAAACTACAAAAAAAGAAAAGAAGACTATTTGTAGAGTTATTGTTGCTACACCAAGTTATTTTGTTATAGATAAAAATGGTGAAATTATCACTATTGAAGAAAATAATAACTATCATAAAGGAGAGGAGATTTTATACTAATCTCTTTTTTATATATAGAGTTTTATTTAGGAATAATTGGGTTCGAATCCCAAGCTCTATACCATTATAAATGACACAGAAGGATAGGAGGTTTTTATGAATTGGCAAGAGATATTTTCGTTACAAAATTTACAAAATATCGCTACAATTTGTGGGACTATCATATTTACTGTATATATGTCTTTTAGAACTTTTAAGACAAAGCTAGACAAGGCAATGAGTGAAAATAAAACAGATGTCCCTAAAGAAATAGAGAAACAATCGGAATTAGATTGTGCAATTATGGCTGAAGCAGAAAAATTAAAAGAAATACTTAATGCCGATAGGGTACAGGTTTATGAGTTCCATAATGGTGTACACTATGCTAATGGGCGTAGTGCTTTAAAAACTACCTGTACTTATGAAACTTGTCGATATGGAATATCAGGCTGTTTAAATACATTATCTGGTATCCCACTTAGTGTAATCCCTGTCTTTATTAGAGTGTTATTAGATAAGGGAATGTTGTTAGTAAAAGATTTAGAAGATATAAAGGCAACAATGCCATCAACCTATGAATTAAAAAAAGCAATGGGAGTTAAATCTTTTTATGACTATGTTATACGTAATTCTGTTGGTGAGCCTGTTGGTTTTGTAGCCGTTCAGTTTTGTGATGGAGACTCACATTTTATAAATGAAGATGCGGTAAAAAAATTTGCTTGGTTTGTAGAAAACAAGTTATTAGAAATATAATTTAAAAGTTGGTGAGGATATAAATGATTGAAGTAATCCTGGAAATAATATTAGCACTTTTCGTAATATTCACGATTATATTACCTATATGTATTGGAATTTCAAAGGAACAAATTTGGGGTTATATACAAGAGAAGATAAAAGAGGAAGAAAAACACGAACGATTAAGAAGAAATATGAAACAAAGGAAGAAAAACAATCAAGGAAAAACACTATTAAAGTAAGAGAAGGAGGCCGCAATAATGATTTTGGGCTTAGATATGGCAACAAAAAAGACTGGTTACGGCCTACTAGATGAAAATGCTAATTTATATAGCTATGGTGTTATAAGAACAACTAGTGATGAACCTAGAGAGAGAATAAAAGAAGTTTATAATGCTATAGAAAATATTATTAAAAATAACACAATAACACATATGGTGTTTGAAGATGTGCCCGTAACAAGTCATAACAATTTAAAGACTGGTAAAGACTTGTGTATATTACAGGGGGTTATTTTGTCTTTGTGCTTTAAATATCAAATAGGATATACTTTTTATGCACCATCATCATGGAGAAGTTTAATAGGAACTTATGATGGTACAAAGGCTGGTATGAAAAGAGATGTTCAAAAACAAAAGGCAGTAGATAAGATTAATGAAATTTATAATTTAGGTTTTATATATAATAAAACGGAAACAAAATCTAAACAAACAGATGATGATAAAGCTGAAGCTATTTGTTTAGCACTAGCATATATAGAAAATATGTGCAGAAGTAAATAAGGAGGATTTTTATGAAAATTACAGTGAAAGATGAGAAAATCGAATTAGTAAGAGACTATTTAACAAATGGAGAAGTTAATTATATTGTTAGTACAGTTTTAAAAATGTATCAACAATCTGGTGATATTGATGGTTATAGATATAGCCCTTTGACTATGTTAACTAATTTTTATGCCCTATTATTTGGCTTCTGCATTGAAGGTTATGACATAGAAAGTGATGATGATTATAACAAATATTATAATATAGGTACACAATATGAATTGCTAAAAGTAGTTACTAATGCTGATGAGGCTTATCATTTAGCAATGGAATTATCTAATAGATTAAATGGTATTGAAAATATTGTTGATATAAATATGAATAAATTTGTTGAATTAGTATCTACAAAAATGACTGATGTTGGAGAGTTACAAGATATTATGAATAAGTTACCTAATGAATG